CCAAGGGATTCACTGCTACTGAGACACAATACAAGGTTGTCCCGCTTGAAGATGAATTAATTGATGTCAGAAGACGTGACTATGCTAATAAATGGAAGTTAAAACATCCTGATGCATCTAAGCAGGAAATTCAAGATGCCGCTGTTAAGGGTGTTAAGACAACTAAACGTATTAAATTGGGATTGATTGAAAAAGATGTACCACCTGATACAACTGCTGCTATTTTCTGGTTAAAGAATCGTAAACCTGAAGAATGGCGTGATAAACATGAGGCTGAATTATCCGGTGGGTTGAATGTTCATAATCCATACGCAAACTTAACAGACGATGAATTAAAGAAGCTTGCTCATGAACAAAAGTAAACTGATTGAACGTGGTGCAAAAATTGAATTAGCACGACGTCATTTTTTTGATTTCTGTCGGTTAAGAATGTCAGATTTTTATAAACCTAATCGTAAGTATCTAGTCGATTTGTGTAATGATTTGGAAGACTTTCTGACAAGTAATAATCAAGTGTTAGTTGTTAATGAGCCACCACGTCATGGCAAATCATTAACCGCCACTAACTTTGTTGAATGGATATTAGGACGTGACAACACGTTTAGAATTATGACAGGCTCTTACAATGAAACACTATCAACCGTGTTCAGTAAGTCAGTACGTAATACTATTCAAGAAGTTAAAGCTGATGACAATATACTTGTTTATAATGATATTTTTCCTGACACCCATATCAAGTATGGTGATGCGGCAATGAATATGTGGAGCTTAGAAGGTAACCCGGTCAACAATTATCTTGCTACATCTCCAAGCGGTACATCTACTGGTTTTGGTGCTGATCTTATTATTATTGATGATGTTATTAAGTCAGCTCAAGAAGCTAACAACGCTAATAGATTAGATGATATCTATCGTTGGTATGTGGATACTATGATTTCACGTCTTGAAAAAGGTGGCAAAGTGCTGATTATCATGACTCGTTGGGCATCAGGCGATTTAGCTGGACGTGTATTAACAGAAATGCCTAAAGCTGGTTTCAAAGTTAAGCACATCAATATGAAGGCTTTGCAAGATGATGGAACAATGTTATGTGATGATGTTCTTTCATATACTGAATATAAACGCAAGATATCCGTGATGTCGCCTGAAATAGCAGCTGCTAACTATCAGCAAGAGCCAATTGACTTGAAGGGTGCTTTGTATCATAAGTTCAATACTTACACTAAGCAACCAGAATTTACTGGCATATATGCTTACTGTGATACTGCTGACGAAGGCTCTGATTATCTGGTATCAATCGTATATGGGATGTACAAACAAGAACCGTATATCTTAGATGTGGTCATGACACAGGAACCCATGGAAGTAACGGAAAAACTGGTGACTGAAAGCTATTATCGTAATCACGTTAATATGGCACGTATCGAATCCAATAATGGTGGTAAAGGATTTGCACGCCAAGTTGATAGCAAATTAAAGAATGAATATGGAACTAATCGAACAGTTATTAATTGGTTTCACAATGGACAAAATAAAGATGCACGTATTCTATCTAACTCAAGTTGGGTAGAAGAACATGTACATTATCCGGAGGACTGGAAGTTAAGATTTCCAGTCTTTTTTGATGCTATTAAAAAATATCAAAGAGCAGGTAAGAATCTGCATGATGATGCATCTGATTCATTAACAGGTGTTGCTGAATCAGTCATGGCAATGCAATCAGAAACACAAGCGCCATCAATCAATGAGCAAGCTGACTATTTAGATAGCCTGGGACTCTAAATGAAAGGAGAGTGATTTAATGGCAATTGAAGATAATCCAATGGCGTACTATTCAAGTCTACCTTATCCAGATCAACGAACAATTCATATGTTGAGTGGTAGACGTTTCTCACTTGAATCAAATAAACAATACAAAATGCCACAAGAAATATTTGATGCTTTGAAGAAGAATCCGGTTAAGCTTGGAGAAGTTGCGACCCAATTTATTGAGAAACACCAAGCGCTTCAAGTACCACGCTTATTAACGTTGTATCGTTATTACATTGGTGACAATGATATTCACTACTGGGATAGTGAAAAGTCTGACAGTAGGGCCGATAATCGTATTGCAAGTGGGTTTGCTCATTTCATTACATCAATTAAAACTGGCTATCGTTTCGGCAACAATATTAAATTTCAATACAACGAAGATTCTGATACATCTAAAGATGATGAAGATAAGCTCAATGATTTGATTGCTGATTTTAATTCTAAGAATGATGAATCATATCATGAAAAAATTATGGGCAAGAACCTGTCAATTATGGGACGTGCGTACGAATTAATGTATGTACGTGAGAATACCAACGAAGTGGCATTACGACCTGTGAACCCTGCTAATGCGTTTGTGGTTTACGATTCTAGCATGGAACAACATTCACTATTTGCCGTTTATTATTACAACATCAACTTTAATCAGCAAGATTATTGGTACACAGTTATCTATACTGATGATCATATTTACTATTACAAGCCAACGTCTGATTATGATGGACAACTAACATTATTAAGAAGTGAAGAGCATAGCTTTGGTAGTGTTCCAATCACTGAATATATTAATAATGATGAACGTATGGGTGACTGGGAATATAAGCTTGATACCATTGATGCAATCGATAAAAGTAAGTCTGAAATGGCAAACTCACAAGAAGACTTTAGCAATGCAATGCTTATGATTACTGGTGATATTGATGTTCCTAAAACACCATGGGTCGGCGCTGATGGCCAACCATTGAAAGATGAAGATGGACATATTCTTTATAAGAAGAAGCCTCAAATTGATACTCATCAAAGCAAGATATGGTTAAAGCCAGCACTAGTTAAGAGTGGTATCAATGATAACAGCCAGGTTGTTCAACCTACTGCATCGTATCTAACTAAAGAATTGAATTCTGATGGCTGGAAACTCTACATTGATGCTTTGAATATGGAAATTCATAAGGACACAAATACACCCGATACAAGTGATGCTAACTTTGCATCAAATGCGTCGGGTGTTGCCATGTCATATAAGCTTTGGGGCAGTGATCAAGAGCGTTCTAATCAGGAATCATTGTATACAAGAGGAATCATGCGCCGTATGCGCTTATTGGGTAATTATTGGCAAAAGTTAAATGACATTAAAGATGCAAGTATGGTTGAGAACATTAATCCAATCTATACGCCTAATTTGCCTAAGAATGATGCAGAAATTATGCAGACCGTCACCGCTTTGGTTAATACCGGTAAAGTTTCTGATCAGACTATTCTTGAACAAATAGAACCAATCACAGGTGTGAGTTATGAGTCCGAAAAGGAACGTAATGAAGATGATACTGAAGAAGCTCAAAAGAGTAATCCTTTTAACAAGGTATTTAATAGAAAGTCTGACGATAATCAAGAGCCAGAAAGTGATGATTCTGATTCAAAAGAGGTAGATTCTGATGAAACTAACGAAGAATCAAGCGATTAGAATTGCTCAAAAAGTCTATGGTAAGCAGGACGAACGTGTTAAAGAAATAGAACACATGTATCGAGATACTCAATCTAAGGTTATTAATGATGTTGATGCGTTCATGGGAGCTAACAAATCATGGACAGCGAAGGCTAGTCCTGATGAGATTGCTAACTTCTTAGCCAATTTAAAAGATACTTTTTATAACGCTAGTGCTGATGATCAGAATCTTATTAAGATTGCATATGGTGGTAATGAGCTAAGAACTAATGGTGATATGTTAATGGCTAATATCACTAGGGATGTTGTCAGACAGTCGATGGCTCAAAAGATTCATTTAGGCGTATCAACTAAAAATATTCCTGATGTTGTCAATGCTTCAACATATCATCAAGCTACTAAAGTTCTTAGAAATAATAGACATATTTCAGAGCAAAGTAAGAATGTCGATGCAATTATTTATAAGTCAGTTCAAAATGCCACATTGGACAGTCACGTTGATTCTGACATGTTTTCATCAATCAATAAGCAAACTATGCAGACACTTAGAAAAGTTCGTGACGTTGCCGAAATGGCTGCTAAAAGTCCTAAGGATTCTTTGAATTGGAAAACTACTATTTCCAATATTTTGACTGGTGGTGACAAAGCTACCGATGGTCAAATGGGACGTGCAGCAGGATTAATCAGGACTGCGACAGCTCAAGCCATGAACCGTACTAGGTTGCAAGACTTCCATTCAAGAGGCGTTAAGAAGTATAAATATATATCACTAGAAGCTCAAAATACTTGTGCTGATTGTGATGCACTTGATGGCCAGATATTTAATGTTGAAGATGCTGAAGAAGGTGTTAACTTTCCGTTAATGCATCCTAATTGTCAGTGTACTGTCATTGAAATTAATGACGATGATGATTGGGATAATAGTGATTACGATGTCACAGATGAATTAGATGAATTGTAGGCAACTTTAAATGTTGTCTTTTTTTATGCCTTCAAACGTGTGGCAGGCGTTAAAGAGCCATGGGTATAAAGCCGACGGGCTATAAATGGAAATCAATGCCGACGGGCTTAAAACGGGAGGATAACTTATGGACCCTAATCAAAATAATGACCAATCACAAGAACCAAATGTAAATAATGAGCCTACTCAAACTGAAGTGACTTTTGATGATAAGCAACAAGAAAAAGTTAATCAATTAGTAAGTGCAGGCAAAGCCAAAGAAAAAGCTCGTGCCGATCAAACTATTAAAGAGTTGCAAAGCAAGGTTGGAAACATTCCAAATTTGATTAAAGAAGCAATTGCAAAGCATGACACCGAAGCAAATATGACAGATAAAGAGAAGTCGGATGCTCATACTCAAGAGCTTGAAAATCAAATTGCAAAACTGCAAGAAGAAAACAAACACCGTGCATTAGTTGATAGTGCTAATAAGATTGTAGCCGAAAAAGGATTGCCACAATCATTTGCAAAATTGTTCGTTGGTTCTACTGATGACGAGACTCAACAAAACCTTGAAAGTGTCAAAACTGAATTTGATAAAGCTGTGCAAGAAAGTGTTGAAGAACGCCTAAAGGGTAAGAGTTCACCTCAAACCGCTACTGGCAGTCAAGCTACAACAGTCAATGAGGATTTAAGTGACATGAGCCTTGAAGATTTAACTAAGGCATATCTGCAAAATCCAGATTTGATTAAGAAGAATTATTTAAATAAATAGAAAGAAGGAAATTTAAATGCCACAATTTACCGGCTCTACATTTTTAGGTCAATTAGTTATTCCTGAGATTTGGGCACAATATATTAATAACGACAATACTAAAACTAATCGGTTACTAACGTCTGGAGCTATTACCGCCGATGATGTAATGGGGGCACATTTGCAAGACCCAGGCAGATTAATGAATATTCCAGTATTAAATGATTTATATGGTGATCCACAAGATTGGAATGACACCGATGATATTAAGGTAAATTCATTAACAACTGATCAACATAATGCTATCAAGTTTTATCAAGCAATGGCATATGGTGCTTCCGACTTTGGTCAACAAGTTTCAGGAGCTAATGTTCAAGCACATATTACATCACGCTTTTCAAATTATTGGCAAGGTCAAGACCAACGTTTGCTATTAGCATTGCTTAATAATATGTATCTTATTGATGATTTGAAACAAGAAAAGTCGTTTGGATTTGATACAGCAAAGGATTTATCAACTGGGGATTATTTAGCAGCATTATCAAGAATGGGTGATGTTGCAACACCAAGTTTGACTAGACTAGTTGTTAATTCAGCCACTGTATTTGCTATGCGTGAGCAAAACTTAATTGCTGATGTTCAACCATCTCAAGGTGCTACAAACCTTACAACTTATAACGGTATTTCAATCGTTGAAGATGATGATATTGAATTAGCAGCTGACGGTACAACAACAATGTACGCTTTGAGCGACGGAGCTATGCGTTATTCAACAGCCCCATCAAGTCAAAACGCCGTTGAAGTAACTCGTGATGCATTAGGAAAAGGAGGCCAATCAGCAATTATTAACCGCCGTATCGTTTCAATGCATCCAAATGGCTTGGGATATGATGTTACACATTCATATGAAGGCTTATCTGTTAATAAGCTTGAAAGTGCAACAGTACCTTATTACAAGATTGTTACCGATCCACGTAACATTGGTGTTGTGGCTTATAAGTTCAAGGTTGATCCTAAGTATGTCGTTACAAATATCAATACTAAGGCTAAGAAGACAGCAGCATCAACATCTGGTACTACAACAGGCAAGTAATGAGGTGATTGCATGAGTGAAGAAACGCCCACAGTTACTGATACAGTTTTAAAAAATATAGAAGTTCTTAACGATCTCAAAACCGATGATCCTCGAATTCCTAGAATCAAAATTTACATTGATAATGCTATTGATGAAATCAAACTGTATTTAGATATTGATACTATCGATTCTAAGCTGACTGTTATTGTTCAAAAAGTTACTCAAGACGCTTTGACTAAAGAAAACTATGAAGGGACTAAATCTATTTCTGAAGAGGGGATGTCATTGACGTTCCAAGACACGGATTTATCACCTTATTTTGATTTGCTTAACCAGTACAAAGATGGTCTGGAAGAGAATGACCATAGAGGGAGCGTGATGACCTTTGATTAGACCTGTTATTTATTTGGTTCACGAAGTAAGTAAGCCTAATAGTTCACCTTTAGACCACACAAAAAAGCTAGTAGCTACCAAATACTATGGTGCTAGAGTAACAGAACTGAATGGCGCTCAAGAACAACTAAACGTATTTGGACGACAGTTTGCTAAGTCGTGGGTAATTAGATTCAATTCACCTGAAAAAGCTGATTTCGTTGGATTTGAAGGTGAATTTAACGAGAAAACTCAATCGCCTAAATATTCAGTTAGTCAAATCAGAAATCATCGTAATCGAACTACTATGTACGTCACTGGGACGGTGGTTAAACCATGAATGAAGATGAAAATGAGAATCAACCGACTGTTAGAATTCAGATCAAAGATGATTATAAAGACCCAATGATTACTATGGCAAGGTCTTTAAAACAATCTGGTAATTCAGATTTGGCCGAGATTATTTTGCAGGACAAAGCAAGAATGGAAAAAAATGTTCCTAAATTAATTGAAAAGCTTGGAAACCAAGAAGTTTCCGATGCTGTGGATTTGATTAGAGAACGTGAATACCATTCAAAAAGCGGATATCGTGGTAATGGTAATCTCGAAAAGAGTATCAAAAAGAAAATTTCTGACGATAAATTAAGCGTTGATGTATTCCCAACAGCACTGTCTAGTGATGGCAAAGGTAAATCTAGTGGTGGATATCCTTACGGTAGTGCGTTTGAACATGGCCTAAAAAGTAAGGATTATCCAGCACAGCATCCAATGAGAGATAGTGGACGTGATCTCGATGTAGATACTTACACTGATGAGATGCTTAAAAATTCAATAAAGTAGGTGGTCAATATTTCACCAACACGAGATTTGATGACAAGTGCTTTAAAAGTATTAAGCCAATTTGGAATTCCTGTATTTGATACTGAAGATAGTGATAGTGCGGAATATCCACAAATCAGTTTTTATGTTGAAAATTCTAGTAACAATAATATTTCTAAAAATGAAGTTAGATCGGCTTATACATTATGTGTTGATTACTACGACATTAAAAATAACAACAATGATCAAATGATGGACAACTGTTATGAAATTAAGCAATTACTCCAACATTTGAATTTATCAAATTATAATTGTCGGTATTCTGGTTATGATGACAGAACGCTGACAGATACATCTACATCACAAATCTTAAGAAGATACAACTTGATGATTGATTATTACATATCAGAAAGAATAATTATTTAGACATTCATTTAAACGTGGATGTCTATTTTTTTACCAAAAAATTTGAAAGAAGGAAATAAAATGGCTGACAATACACAAACAGAAAATAAATTCAAAAAGGCCTTTAAAGGCCGCGATGCAGATAAAATCATCTATCTGTATAAGCGCTTTATGCACGAGCCAGTAGCTAATAAGGCACATATTTTAGGTCAACAGGGTGCTACATCAGGTACTAACACACGAGCAGTTCAATCAACCGCCACTAAGCGTGGAACGGCTAAGGGTGTTGGTGCAATTAATCAACAAAGAACAGTCGATGTTATCTTTGATGATCCTGCCAACAATGGAAAAGATCTCTATTGGGATCTATATGCAGCATGGGAAAAAGGTGAATTAATCGGCTTATGGCGTGTTGACCTAAATACGCTTCATGGAACAAAGCCAAATCGTAAAGTTCAAGCACAATTTTCTCAATCTTATGTTCCTAACTTGCCAAATACTGAAGCACTTGGTGGAATCGTTACATCCAATCTTCAATTTGAAGTCAATGGTGTTGAACGAGCAATTAATTCTGACGAGAATGCTTTTGAATTGGACGAATCTGACCTTGATGATGGTGTACTTGATGATTTAGATAAGTATTACAACTGGGCACATCCAAGTGACATTGGTACAGACAACGGGAAGACAGTTGATAATACTGCCGATGATGAAACCATTACAGTTCAAGATACAACAACTGGTGAAGATGTCATGGGTCCTGGAGCTTCTAAACTGGTTGCTCCATCTAATTCAGGAAGTTCAAGTACAGGATCAGGTACGGGACCAAGTACAGGATCACCAGTACCTTCGAATACTAAGCCGACCGTTTAGTATCTAATCAAGTGCATACTCACACATTTGAGCGGTGGTGGACGGAATCAAATTATTAGGAGAAATTAAAATGCTAACTTTAGAGACAAAAAAAGGAATAGCCACACCTACTTTTAATTACCTTTTATACAAAAATATTGCTGGTGAAGACAAGGATAAACGTACTGACAAATTCAATTCATTTTTAGATGGTTTATTTTCTGACAATGTAGATTCAGTGATTACTTTCTTTAAGGCTGTTGCTGGAAATTTACTTAAAGAAGATGAGTTGGTTGATCAATTAAGTAAAGATGGTCGATTTGACGATATCCACGAAGTTACTAGCGAAATCATTAAGGGACTAATTAACGCAGGTTTTTTAAAAGCGAAAATAAGCGAGTGGATGAGATACGGAGATCGTTTGATCAAAG